CTACAACAAGCCCGTACAGAAGTTTACAACTATTGTAAAGCTATGCTAGGCGACGGTATGGTTGATGTAGAGCTAGATCCTATTCATTACGAAACAGCTCTACAACGAGCACTGGCAAAATATCGTCAGCGCGGCGATAGTTCAGTAGAAGAAAGCTATATGTTTTTAACTACTATAAAAGATCAAAACACGTATATACTACCCAAAGAAGTTGTAGAAGTTCGTCAGATTTTTAGACGTAGCGTAGGATCACGTACAGGTTCAGGGCAAGGCGGAACAGTTTTTGAACCCTTCAACTTAGCCTATACTAACACCTATTTGTTAGCCAGCAGTAATATGGGTGGCATATTAACCTATGAACTATTTGCTCAATATCAAGAAATGATCGGACGTATGTTTGGATCATTTATTGAGTTTAAGTGGCATGCACAAAGTCACAAACTAACAGTTCTACAACGTCCTCGTACTGACGACGAAGAGCTGATGTTGTACTGCTACAACTATCGCCCAGACATTGGTATTCTAAATGATGTCTATGCGGCACAATGGGTCAAGGACTACACCTTAGCCAACTGTAAAATTATGTTGGGTAATGCCCGTGAAAAGTTTGCCCAAATAGCCGGCCCACAGGGCGGCACTAGCCTAAACGGTACAGCAATCAAAGGTGAAGGCACAGCTGAAATTGAAAAGCTCGAAACCGACCTAATGCAACAAGTTGCAGGTGGACGCGGTTATACGTTCATTATTGGCTAAAAATAATTTGACCTTGTAATAAAACTGTTATATACTGTAGCATCTTTAGGAGATCTACATGATTATAGGCGTTTGCGGTTTTATTGGTTCTGGCAAGGATACGGTTGCTGATTATCTCACTAACTTTCACGGATTCCGTCGAGAATCATTTGCAAACACTCTAAAAGACGCAGTAGCACAGGTATTTGGCTGGGACAGAACTATGCTAGAAGGCCGTACAAAATCTGCACGAGAATGGCGCGAACAGCGAGATAACTGGTGGAGTGATCGACTTGGAATGGATATTACTCCACGCTGGATTCTACAGTATTGGGGTACCGAAGTCTGCCGTAAAGCATTCCACGATGATATCTGGATTGCCAGCTTGGAAAATAAACTCCGCAACAGCCGAGATGATATTGTTATTAGCGACTGTCGTTTTCCTAACGAAATTAAGTCAATCAAATCCGCCGGAGGTATTGTAGTACGTGTAGTACGTGGCGCAGAACCTGCATGGTACAATGACGCTGTAGACATGAATGCCGGCGATCGTTGCATGAACTACATGACTGCTAAAGTACGTATGCAACAGCTAGGTATTCATGCTAGCGAAACAGCTTGGGTTGGCACCAAGTTTGATCATATCCTAGACAATAATAAGACCATTGACGATCTTTATCTACAGGTTAAAAATCTGGTACAAGATCCCCTTGACGCCATCGAACGCCCTCTTTATGCAGGACTCGCTGACAGTTTGCACATACCGTCTTGAGGTTCGTCGGGCGACAGTTGTTTAAGTCGCCGTCTATGTGAAACACATTAAACTGTTCCTGATGCTTGCTCTTAAATCCACATTTTTCGCAAGTGTCCTTCTTGCGATAGCCCAACTGAAACCAACGAGGCTGGCTAGGAGTAGTACCCCTGGCACAACTATCACACTTGGTTCTATAGAACGGCTTCTTTTCCTTGTAGTAGTTGACTGCACAAGGCTTTTCTTTACAAATATTGCATAGTGGTCGCATGATATATTTATACTAGCCCTTTTTCTGCCCTTTTCTCTGGCTTATAAGTAGCTGTTTTCCCAAATACCTGCTAAATATTAACAGTAAGAAGGAGACCATAAAATGGCTTTAACATCACCAGGCGTACAGGTTTCTGTAATCGACGAAAGTTTTTACACACCAGCTGAACCCGGTACACGACCACTATTCATTGTCGCGACGGCAGCTAACAAAACACCTTCATCAGGATCAGGAACAGCCGTAGGAACTACTGCGGCACGAGCAGGGACAGTATACACAATCACAAGTCAACGTGAACTTGCCGAAACATTCGGCGATCCAATTTTTAAAGTTGACTCAAATAATAACCCAATCTATGCGGGTGAACTAAACGAATACGGCTTACAAGCTGCCTATAGTTTCTTAGGCGTAAGTAACTCTGCACTAGTAGTTCGTGCAAACTTAGATCTTAACGATCTAGCACCACAAGCAGACGCTCCGGGTGGCGAACCAGACGACGGAACTTTCTGGTTAGATACTGCTAATTCTGCATTTGGTGTATTCCAGTGGGACGGCAGAGATGCTAGAATCGGTGGACAAGCATTTACCAACAAAACTCCAGTTGTTGCATTAGGTGGTGTTGCTTCATTACCAGCTTCTCCGACAGGCACATATGCTATGGTGTCAGGAGAAGGCGTTACTCCTGCAGAAAAAGCAGAAGTTAAAGTTTATTTTAAGAGTGCTTATACAGATGAAGGTCTAGTTGGAACTGGCGATTGGGTACTAGTTGGATCAGATCAATGGACAACAGCATGGCCAGTAGTCACAGGTACAGGATCTGTAGGTGCTATTGGTGATCTAATCATCACTACTACAGTTGCTGGACAAGAACCAGACACTCAAACATTAACATTCGCAAGCACAACTTTATCAGTTATTGCAGATTATATTGCTGATAACTCTGTAGCTGTTGGTGCTCGCGTAGTTGCAGGCAAGCTAGAAATATATGCAAAAAGTGCTGAAATAGATTCAGTTGGTATTGGCGGTGATGCTGAAGTATTGGCAGCACTTGGTATTAGTGCAACTACTGCAAAGCCTTATGCTACACCTAAGCTAACAATCAGCAAGCACACAAGTGTCCCTCAATATAAAACAGCCGTTGAAGGTCGCCCAACAGGTTCTGTATGGATTAAAACAACCGAGCCAAACGCAGGTGCAAGATGGCGTGTTAAGTCTTACAATGCTAATACCAAGTTATGGGAACAGCTATCTGCTCCATTATTCCAAACAGATCTAACAGCAAATGTAGGCATTGACCCAACTAGAGATAGTGCAGGATCAAACATTGTTGTAAACTCAGTTTATGTGCAGTTTGATTTTAATAACGTAACTGATGGCTTCCCTGGAACAGCTAGACCTGTTGCAGAATTTAGAGTAAAGTATAGAAGTAACTCTACAACTTGGTCTCCATTGTTAGACAGCGCAATGTATTTTGTTAGCGAAACAGCACCTGAAACATTAACAGCAGACGGCAAACTATGGTACAACTCAATCGTTGACGAAGTTGATATCATGATCAACACTGGTACTAAGTGGGTTGGAATGAAACACACTGACAGCCCGTTATTTTCAGCAGTCGCCGCAGAGAAAACAGACCCAGCAGGTCCGATCGTTAGCGCAACTGCTCCTAAGAAGCAAAGCGATAACAGCACATTAGTTGATGGCGATCTTTGGGTTGATACTAGCGATTTAGAAAACTATCCAGTGTTAAAGCGTTGGAGTGGTGATTTCCTTAAATGGATTCTTGTCGATACAGGCGATCAAACAACTGAAAACGGCATTGTATTTGCTGATGCACGTTGGTCAACCATTGGTGCCGAAACTGACGGTTTATACCCGGCTGCATCGATTACCAGTTTGCTAGACAGCGACTTTGTAGACTTTGACGCTCCTGATCCTGTATTGTACCCACGTGGTATGTTACTATGGAACTTACGCCGTAGCGGATTTAATGTCAAGCGTTTTGTACAAAATGCAATCGATACAACCAATGATAACACTCGTTATAATGGCGAAAGCATGAGCGGCTACTATCCACATCGCTGGGTTACAGAAAGTGCTAACCAAGCAAACGGTTCAGGAAGTTTCGGTCGCCACGCACAACGCAAAGTTGTTATTCAGTCATTACAAGCTCTTGTTAACGGCAATGAGTCAATCCGTGATACTGAACGCAATAGCTTTAACTTAATGGCTTGCCCAGGATATCCAGAACTAATCGGTGAAATGATTAATCTAAACTATGATCGCGGATTAACAGCATTCGTAGTTGGAGACAGTCCAGCAAGATTAAATCCAAGTGCAACTAGCTTAAACAACTGGGGTACTAACCTAGCAGGTAGTCTACAAGACGACGACGGCGGTTTAGTCAGCAGTGACGAATACCTTGGAGTATTTTATCCATGGGGCTTTACAAGTGACAACCTAGGACGCGATATTGCTGTTCCTCCAAGTCATATGATTTGCCGTATGATTGCATTAAATGACCAAGTTGCTTATCCATGGTTTGCACCAGCTGGTACACGTCGTGGTGGCATTACTAATGCAACAGCAGTTGGTTATGTTACAGCAGAAGGCGAGTTTAACTCAATCGCACTAAATGACGGACAGCGTGATACATTGTATAATGTGAATGTTAACCCAATCACATACTTTACAGGCGCTGGCCTAGTTAACTTTGGTCAGAAGACTCGTGCTAGAGGCGCAAGTGCTTTAGATCGTATTAACGTAGCTCGTCTAGTGATTTATCTACGTAACCAGTTGAACAAACTAGCTAAGCCATACATCTTTGAACCTAACGATAAGATCACAAGAGATGAAATCAAACAGCAGGTTGAAAGCCTATTGTTAGAACTAGTTGGCCAACGTGCTCTATACGACTTCTTAGTTGTTTGTGACGAAAGTAACAATACACCTAACAGGATTGATCGTAGCGAACTACACGTAGATATTGCTATTGAACCAGTAAAAGCAGTGGAGTTTATCTATATTCCAGTGCGCTTGAAGAATACTGGTGAGATTGCAGGCTTAGGTCAATAATAAATAAGAATAAGGGAGACAACATGTCTATTTCAACATTAAGCAAACTAACAGTACCCTTAGTAAGTGATCAATCAGCAAGCACTCAAGGCTTGTTGATGCCTAAACTGCAATATCGTTTTAGAGTATCACTAGAGAACTTTGGCGTATCAACACCAACAACTGAGTTGACAAAACAAGTTGTCGACATCACAAGACCAACACTGGACTTTGCTGATGTGGACATTCATGTTTACAACTCAACAGTGCGTCTAGCAGGCAAGCACACATGGAACGACATCACTATTAACTTACGTGATGACGTTACTGGACAAGTGCAGAAGCTTGTTGGAGAACAACTACAGAAACAATTTGACTTCTATGAACAAAGTTCAGCGGCGTCTGGTATCGATTACAAGTTCACTACAAGAATTGAGATTCTTGACGGTGGCAACGGTGCCAATACAGCCAACGTACTAGAAACATGGGAAATCTATGGTTGCTATGTAAAGAATGCAAACTACCAAACACTAGCGTATGCAAATAACGAACCAGTAACTATCCAGTTGGCTATTCGTTACGATAACGCTATCCAGAGCCCAGTCGGCACTGGTGTCGGTACAGCAGTCGGACGTAGCCTAGGTACATTTGTAACTGGCGGTGCGTAACAACTGATTCCGGGAGCTTAAAAGGACACTTAGGTGTCCTTTTTTATTATCTCTCCACTTTATCGTATTCGATAAATATTACTATGAGTATACTAACCGGCTTTTTAGACAACCTAGGCAAAGGCCTAACTAACCCCAAAGGAAACCTTGGGGATTTTGCTCACGCGGCAAGACTATATAACGACAACGCATTTAGACTAGCACCTAAGACTAAGTTCTTATACCATGTAGTTTTTAACTTTGGTGTTGGTGTCGATGGAACTAGTAAAGGGATATCGGTACTAGATGGTACTAGTTTTAGAGAACAGCATCAGTTAACTGTTGGCTTACTAGTTAAACAGATCGATTTACCAAAATTTAAAATGACTGTTGACGTAGCACAACAGTATAATAGAAAACGTGCTCTACAGACTAAGTTAGAGTATGACCCAATAAACATTACATTTCACGATGATAATCTAGGAGTAACTACAGCATTATGGAGCATGTATTACGGATACTATTTTGCTGACTCAAGTCATGGCGGATCAAGTGGCGCACAAAAACAAGCATCGGGCGGATTTGTAGAAGGCGTTAAAAACTTTATAGGTGCCGCAATACCGGGCATTGGTAGTTTGATGGGGCAAACAGGAAACGCGGCCAGCACTTCAGGAACTGTTATTCCTGGATACATGAAAAATACATTATATTCGCCTAATAACTCTTATAGATATGGACTTGATAGAGATAGCTCTATTCCTTTTTTCAGTAGCATACAAATTTTTCAGTTAAGCAGGCATCAGTATCAAAGTTATACCTTAGTGAATCCTATATTAACTAACTGGCAACACGAAAGTCTTGATAATAGTAACGGAAGTGACACGTCATCAAATAAAACAACTGTTCAATATGAAGCAGTCATCTATGGCCAAGGCAAGATAAGCACAGGAAACCCAAAAGGATTTGCCACTGACTTTTATG